ATGTTTAAACCGGAACTCCTTTCCCCGGCGGGAACGCTGAAAAATATGCGTTACGCTTTCGCTTATGGCGCAGATGCTGTTTATGCGGGCCAGCCGCGTTACTCCCTGCGTGTGCGCAACAACGAATTCAACCACGAAAATCTTCAGCTCGGCATCAATGAAGCCCACGCGCTGGGGAAAAAGTTTTATGTCGTGGTCAACATTGCACCGCACAACGCCAAGCTGAAAACCTTTATCCGTGACCTGAAACCGGTGGTGGAAACGGGGCCGGATGCGCTGATTATGTCCGATCCAGGGCTGATTATGCTGGTGCGTGAGCACTTCCCTGAAATGCCGATCCACCTCTCGGTGCAGGCTAACGCCGTAAACTGGGCGACGGTGAAATTCTGGCAGCAAATGGGCCTGACCCGCGTGATCCTCTCTCGCGAGCTGTCGCTGGAAGAGATTGAAGAGATCCGCAATCAGGTGCCGGATATGGAGATCGAGATCTTCGTTCACGGCGCACTGTGCATGGCCTACTCCGGTCGCTGCCTGCTCTCTGGCTATATCAACAAGCGCGATCCGAACCAGGGTACCTGCACCAACGCCTGCCGCTGGGAGTACAACGTCCAGGAAGGGAAAGAAGATGACGTTGGCAACATCGTACACAAGTACGAGCCGATTCCGGTGCAAAATGTTGAGCCGACGCTGGGTATCGGCGCGCCAACCGACAAAGTGTTTATGATCGAAGAAGCCCAGCGTCCGGGCGAGTATATGACCGCGTTTGAAGATGAGCACGGCACTTACATCATGAACTCGAAAGATCTGCGCGCCATCGCCCATGTAGAACGCCTGACCAAAATGGGCGTGCATTCGCTGAAAATCGAAGGCCGTACTAAATCTTTCTACTATTGCGCACGCACCGCACAGGTTTACCGTAAAGCTATCGATGACGCCGCTGCGGGCAAACCGTTCGATACCAGCCTGCTGGAAACTCTGGAAGGTCTGGCGCATCGTGGCTATACCGAAGGTTTCCTGCGTCGTCATACTCACGACGATTATCAGAACTACGAATACGGTTATTCAGTTTCTGACCGCCAGCAGTTTGTTGGTGAGTTTACCGGTGAGCGCAAGGGGGACCTCGCGGCGGTAGCGGTGAAAAATAAATTCTCCGTTGGCGACAGCCTTGAGCTGATGACGCCGCAAGGCAACATTAACTTTACCCTTGAGCACATGGAAAACGCCAAAGGTGAAGCGATGCCGGTCGCACCAGGCGATGGTTATACTGTGTGGCTCCCGGTCCCGCAGGATCTTGAGCTCAATTACGCTCTGCTGATGCGTAATTTCTCCGGGGAAACCACGCGTAACCCACACGGTAAGTGATTAATTTCGATTATTTTTCCCGTATGGAAAATTCTTAGAAACCGATCACATACAGCTGCATTTATTAAGGTTATCATCCGTTTCGCTGAAAAACATAACCCATAAAATGCTAGCTGTACCAGGAACCACCTCCTTAGCCTGTGTAATCTCCCTTACACGGGCTTATTTTTTACGTACAACAAATTGAAATAAAAGGATTTATTTCTGGTCACGTCCACACATTGACCACATCGACAAAAAAGCCCCTCGACTGAGGGGCTTTCTGTTTGTAATTACATCCACATAATTTGCTGCCCTGACGGCAACGGGTGTGGCCTTACGGCGTGGACTTCTCCCGGCTTCACGATGTATCGCTGTACCGACTCATAAGTGATGAACGTGGCGCTGCAATTCACGTTCTGACACTGGTGATAACGCTCTTTTGTCGTGTCAGTGATATAGCGGCTTGTACGCGCATGTGCGGCATGCTGGCATAAAGGACAATGAAACATCGCGAGCACCTCTTCCGGTTTTATTGATGGTGCCATTTTAGTTAATTTATCCTTATAAAACAAACAGATAAAATAAAAACATCACTCATCATCTTCTGTTTCGTACTCCACATCAGAAAGCCTGACCTCAAGCTCTAAAGACGTCGTGAAGCCGCTATTATTCAGAAAATGTGTCACCTTAGTGATTGTCCAGTCCTGCTCGTCTATGACGCGCTTAAAGCCTGACACTTTAACCGGTGTTTCCGTGTAAATATCTGCCCGACCGGTAGCCAGGCTGATGGAGAACTCCGCCACACCCCGTTGCAGTTTATCCCACTTCGCCTGAGCGGCGCGCATGGCCTGCGCTTTCGTGGCATATACCGTAGTCAGGGCAAAAACGTTGTCAGCCTCACCGGCCATGTATTCACCTTCGCGCGCTTCCGGTACTTTTGGCGCTTTCTTCTGCGTGACCGGTTTCGCTTTCGGGTGCTCCAGTGCGCGCAGGTGTTTTTCTTTCTTTTTGCGTTTCAGTTTTACCTTCTGCTTTTGCGGCTTCGGGTCTTTGGTGTGTAACCACTTTGCCGTTACGCCGGTGTAAGCTCCACGGTCAGCAATCGCAAAATGATGACGGTCGCCGTCGCTGCGGGTGATGGTAATCTGCGGGATTTTTTTACCGCTGGCCGTCACCCCCTGCCCCGCTTTGAGAAACAACAGTTTTCCCATTTTTACCGACACCTCACCGCCGTTGCGTTCTGCAAGACGGGTCAGGAATTTCGCATCAGACTCCTGCGACTGGTCGATGTGCGGGATTTTAATTCCGGCCAGTGACGGAGCGACACTGGCTTCCAGCCTGTTACGGGAGGCTATCGCTTCAACAATCGCACCGAGTGTGGTGTCATGCCAGGAGCCTTCCCGGCGGGAATTGAGCGTCCCGCGAAAATCTGCACTCCGGGCGCGGATGGTGACCACATCCGGCGCGCCCCGGTGTTCAACCTCATCAACGGTGAATTTCCCTTTGCATACCAGGGCAAAACCTTTCCAGCCGATATACACCGTCAGGACAGCGCCACGAACCGGTAGCCCGACCTGCCCGTCGGCATCGTTCAGTTCAATATCAAGCTGGTCAGCCTCAAAGCCCCGGTTATCCGTCAGGGTCATGCTCATCAGACGGTCGCTGATATTGCCGGTAATATCCCTGCTGTCGAGCATCAGCATGTAATCCGGCGTCAGCGTACTGCCTGCATCAAATGTCAGTGCATCCAGCATTATCCCGCCCCCGTCATCCCCGTGAATCTGGTCGCCATACTGCCAGCTTTACCGATGAGCGATTCCGCCTGTTTACCGATATCGCCATAAAGCGCGGCCAGTGATTCATCAACGCGGGTGAGCGACAGCGTAAAATCAATTTTCCGGGGTGTGCCGTCTGCAAAGAAAATACTCCCTGTTTCACTTACCCTGCTGATGACATACATGCCGTAAATCATGCCGGTGCCATCCAGCAACGGCCACGCCCGGCCTTCATCTGCCATCAGCCTGAGCGTGGTCATCGTCAGCTTTCCGCCGGTCAGTTCGGGATAAAGCACACCGGCAAGCGTCATGTTTTCCTCACCCACACCGAGAAACTGGTAGGCCTCCCGTTTACCGATACGGGAATTTGACGGCCAGCGATAATCTGATTCACGCTGCATGGTCTGGTGTGGCAGCGTCTGGCGCATAAAAACAAACATACCTAACGCGAGCATCATTTTTCGTCACCTCCTTAACCGAATCCGGGAAGCCACCGAGCGACCACTCCATTGACAGCGCATCGTCATCAAGGCCGAGGTCTACCGGTGCGCTGCCGTTCATCCCCGCACCGCGATAGTTTTCGAGCTTACGGGTCAGTTTTGGTAGCGTGACGGACTTCGCGACGCCCTGATAGCTGTAGCCGTTCAGAAAGACGTTCATTAACTTGAGTTTGCGCGGCATTGCCATCGGTCAGGCTCCTTAATTGCTGTTAACCGAGGTGACCAGATTTGCCAGGTATTTATCGGTAATACGCTGGCGCAGGGTCAGGTTTTCGAGAGGAGGCACCGGGGTATAGTCGTAGTCGATATACAGTTTTCCGGCCTTGAGGGTTTCCGCATCGTTGGATTCTTCGCTGAACCAGCAGGTCGCATCCACGATATAGCCGTTTGTTTTCAGTTCACGGAATTTGGCATTGATGCCGTCAACGATGTCGCGAATCAGCGTTGCGGTGATGGGCTTGTCCACCGCCCACATGTGCGCCTCAGCCATCGTGTCGGCCAGCACCTGCGCGGTGCGGGTGTAGTTTTCAAAGAGGAACAGCGGGTCATCAGAGCAGGTACGGTTACCCCAGAAGCGGAAACCGTCGCGGCGAATCAGCGTTGTGACGCCAGACTCGTTCAACAGGTCAGCATCGGTGCCGGACTCCTGCAAATCCCAGAATACAGATGCGCTGATGCCGGTAACACCGTTTACCCCGACGTTGGACAGCGTTTTATGCCAGCCCTGCTCCTGGTCGATTTTAGCGCGCAGACCCAGCGCACGGGCGGTGGCATACGCGGTGGCGGTGGTACTGGTGACCGTATCCCATGCGAGGAAATCCGGCCAGATGACCATCAGCTCACGCTGGCTGAAATTCTGGCGGTAGGCTTTCACCTCGGAAATGGTCTTACAGCCCCATGCGCTGATATATCCGAAAGCGCGCAGCTTCTGACAGACGGATGCTAGTGCAACAGCCACCTCTTTGGTATCCAGTCCCGGCACACCGAGAATACGCGGTTTAACACCGGTTACCGACTCCGCCGCCAGCAGGGCTTTCAGTCCGGTGTACTGACCGTTTTCGTCGGTGGTGCCGATGATATTGGAAACGGTCTGCGCAAGTTTCGTTTCCTCGTCGTCGCCGGTGCCGTCTTCCACACGCACGACAACGGTGACCGGTTTTGACTGGTCGGCGATGGCCTGCAACGATGCCGCCAGCGTGCCTTTTTTACCGGCCTTTGCAATTGCGCTCTGCACATTGGTAATCAACACCGGTTTATTGAGGGGGAAGGTTTCCGCATCCGCATCGCTGGCCGTGCAGACCATGCCGACAATGGCAGTGGATACGGTGGAAATGACGCGGGTGCCGTCGTTAATCTCCAGCACCTGCACGCCATGATGATAGTCACTCATCCGTTTAACTCCGTGGTTAATGGGTGCAACTATTTTCTGTTGTGCAGAGCATGAGACGCTATTTGACCTGGCTGGCCAGTGGATGAAACAACAGATAAAGAAAAGGCGGGCAATCAGCCCGCCAGCCTTGATTTGCACTCTCTCAATTTCCAACTGACAAAATACGTAGCCAAAACGCTATCAAATCTGACAGCCTGCTTTGAGCGAGAAACAGACATGGATGGCATACAGTGAAAGTAGCCGCACAATGAGCATCACTGCAATTCTGAATTCAAGCTCTAATACTATTGAGACCGTATCATACAGTCACTCGCAAAAATTACTTTACCTGAGTGAAAAAATTGATTCCAAGCAAAATGAAAACTTGTAATTCATTATTACATGCATAATAATGAATAAAAACTTGAGCTATATAAACCAAAGTTGTTCCGAATAGTCCGTTGAGACATCACTCGAATTATAGGAATACAAGGTTTTATTTTTATAAGGAATCGCTCCCATGGGTTTGCAAAGCATAAGAATAAAAAACTTACTATCATTTAATGATGTAATAATAAATTCCCTAGAGGATGTAAATTGCATTGTAGGGATGAATAATGTTGGCAAATCCAATCTTATGAAAATATTGAAATATTTTTACGACAAACTTGACGACATAAAAGTAATACCTCCTGATTTTCATTCTAGTTATACTCCTTCAGGGTCAATAACATTGACTTATGATGTAACAAGAATAAAGAGAATTGTAATGAACCCTAATAACAATGGTCGCTTTCACAAGCATATTTATAACACTTTATTTAAGCCACAATCATTCATCCGAAAGCCGCAGAAATTCTGTCTTCCTTTCATATCTCCTTTGGGTTTCCAAAGAAAAAGCACTTATAGCATTACACTCACAATTTCTAAAGATGACTCCGTAACTTGGTCAATTAGCACACCAAATGCCCGGCATCTAATTAAAACTCTATTTCCTTTTTTCCATATTGAAACCAGACACATTGACTTATACGACTGGAATAGCATATGGAAAATGCTCAGCAGTATAAATTCCTTTAATTTCTCTGAAATAAAAAAAGAAGAACTCCTTGAGTTTTTGAATGAGAAAATATCAACTAAGCGGGGTAGTTACAAGAAGTATATAGAAAGAGTTGAAAATGTAATCCATACTAAACCTTACACCTATAAAGATAAAGTCGTTAATTATCTAAAAATAGTTTTAGATGGCGATATTTTCATAAATAAAGGTGAAGAACTACATGTTCAGTCGGATGGCACGAACTCTCACAAATATCTTGAAATTATACTTAGCCTATTAATTTCATTAACAAGAACAGAATTTATCAATCCAATTATATATATTGATGAACCTGAAATTGGGCTACATCCAAAACTTAGCGAGAACTTTATTGAGAACATAAGCCTGACATATAAAAAGTATGATAAAACCCATGAGGAAATTGAGCCTGGAAAATATTCAACACCATATCCAACTCTTATATTTAGCACTCATTCTCCGAGTTTACTAAAACTCACGCTAAAATCTTTCTTACATAAACAGCAGGTTTTGCATTTTTCAAAAGAACGTGACAACTCGACCAAAATTTCAAAATTAAACTCTAAATATAATGACATTAGATTTATAAATATGCTTAGCGATAATGAGGCCCGTCTATTCTTTAGTGAATACATTCTATTTGTAGAGGGCGCCACAGAAGTTGAATTGTTTAGAAATTATAATCTGCAAAAGCTGTTTCCAGTACTTAAAAGGTTAGATGTGTATGATTGCGATGAAGTAATGTTGAAAAATATAAACCCCAGCTACTCAAATGCAGCCATCCCATTTCTAGTAGTAAAGGATATTGATCAGATTGCCGTTGTTGACTTCGAACATGAACAATTTAAATTTAATTCGAAAGGGAAATCAATTATTAATAAAATCATTAAGAGAGATAAACTACACTATTTTTCGACATACCAAAAACCTTTTCTTAACGCAGCAAAATTTCTTTTAAGCCAAGATGAAAGGAAAGTAACATTCAGTGAAAATGGCCTAAAATTCAGACACTTCAGTATAGGCAGAGTTATAAGCGCAGTTAATTTTTTATCCTCTAAAGATAATGTTTATTATACTTCTACAACGATAGAAGGCTCATTGATCAATGAATTCTCTTTAGAGACATTCTCTTTATGGATCATTGACATAGTAATGAGAAGCTTTAATGTAAATAATAAAAACCCTGTAAAAATGATTAATGCTCTGCTGCAAAAATACGATATTAAAACCCAATCAAAACAACTTTTTCCCAAAATACTTTCAAAATGTGAAACAAATCATGACCTACCATTGCGACACATGAGATTATTGAAAATCATTAAAATTAGATATGCTAAAGAAATAATTGATGAGTTTAAAAAAACCATCCCCGACGTAAAAGACCAAGTTGCTATCTTGCGCCTTATTTTTAGTGGCAAAACAGAAACTCTTGTAAGTATAGAAATGCATTATAAAATTGATCAAAAACCGATACGGCAAGATATATTGGATTATATCAAAGCATTAAAGTCAGAAAATTTCTCTTTTATGAGTTCTTACATAGGAAAGACTTCTGGATGGGTTACAAGCTTCATTGATTTTAGCCTTAATCATTATTCAGCCCTAGATAAAGAAAATGTCGAAAAAAAATTCCGCTTGGCTTTTCCTGAAATTTCGCATATCATCGATCATGCTTCTTCTTCGATAGAAGCTGGAGGGCTCAAATGAGCTGACGCATGCCGTCACTTGCTCCAGCAAACACTAGCTCGGATTGTCTTGCGTCCGCTAAGCCGCTTTAAGCCTCACGGGGTGTAAAGATGTTATTGGTATCGAAGAGGAAGCTTTTACATGAAACATAAAATTAATAAAATTAACAATGATTTTTATAAAAATTTTTATCTAAGAGAAACATTCTCCGATGATATTATTATGACTCACGGAGTCCCTGAGATTTCCAATGACGATTATAAAAGCATTTCATTAAAGAATAGATTATGTTTCACTATAAGAAAAAGCTCCCCGCATAAAAAAATACAAGAAAGACTTATAAAAAATTTCCTAGTAAAAGTTCCTCTTAGCTCACCTGCAATTGCCTATCGTAAAAAATTAAACTATTTGAATTTTCTAGAACCTCATATCCATGGTGAGAACTTTTGTCGAATTGACTTATGTAATTTTTTTCATAACATAAACTATAACTTTGCAAGGGAGTGTTTCAAATCCTACTTTGAAGATGAATATCTGGTAAATAAAAAAATCAAAGTTATTGATGCATTTTTAAATAGTTTATCTATTGAGATTGTAGTCAACAATAAAAAGAAAAAAATATTTCCAATGGGATTCGCCACATCACCTTTCATATCCAATATAATTTTCAGAAAGTTAGATATTTTAATTAAAAGTTTGTGTGACAAAAGAAGCATCATTTACACTCGTTATGCTGATGATATGCTTTTTTCGAGCTCCGGGAAAGACAAACTTCTTGGAAGTGAACATTTTGACAACGAGATATCAACTATTGTCAATACGGCAGGACTGTCCCTCAACAAACATAAAAAAATATTTAAGAAAGGCATAATCTCACTAAACGGCTATGTAATAGAAAATAAAAATGGAGGGGGAGAGAGAGGGAGTATAAGAATATCTAATGGAAAAATGTATTTAATACGGAAAGCACTAGATAAATTTAAAAAGGGATATTCTAAAGAGCATATTTGCAAAAAAGTATTTTCTGTTAAATCACCAACTGTCAAGTATAATAACAATGCAGATCAGTTTGTAACGGATTTTTATAATTCACAATTCTCTAATAAGTTAGCTGGTTATCGTTCATATTTAATATCATTAGTAAAATTTAATGATAAATTCAGATGTTTTCACGAAAACGAAATCACCAAATACTCAGTGATTATTGATGAAATTTCTAATGCACTGCTAAAACCCTAGCCTTAGAAAGTTAATGTTTTGGCCCTAAAGCAAGGGCCTTAATAGTAAAAATAGTTACCAGCATAAGTATTCCTTCAACTAATCACACAAATTAACGTTAGCAACGTTCCCTTTTTACACCGTCTGAGCACTAAGCTGTCGGTCATTCTGGTCTACCATACTATTATACGTAACATCCAAGAGTGTTCCTGCAAACGGTCGTAGAAAATGCGGGCTTCGCCATTTTCTGGCCGACGCCGGTCTCGTCGAGTTCTTCTGACTGTTCAAGTGCAAATGCGCCTGTAGGTATCCCTACAAAAGAAACCATCAACTTTTAGATAGTATCTGGCACTCCAACTCCCGCTGTTGACTCGGAGCGGACTGTCAGATTAGGCTTTACTCTGTACCATAGATACGTTAGCTCACTCCAGAGATCATACAACTTATTGCGGCATGTCCGGCCATTCAGGATTTGAAGGGTCCACACGACTGACCAGAACGCTGTAGCGTTCCCATGCATCCAGTCGACTGCGCTCCTCACCTGTTGCCATATTCAGCCTGACAGCGCGCTCCAGCGGCAAAATTACGGATTCAGCTTCGGAAAGCAAAGCTGCCTTATGTAATTCCGCTAGTTTCTGCTGTTCGTCTGCCGTATAAATCCGCTTAATCACGGCACCATCCTTAAACATCCATTTACCTGAGTCATCAGCACGCCGGTTGGCAGTAATATCAGGAACCTCAACGACGCTAAAACCTTCAGGATTAAGCGTTGAAGCATCTCTGGTGATGGCGACAATAATATTATTTTCATCGTAAACAATCTTTATTGTGTCTGGCTGAAAATTACTTACTTCCTCATACCAGTTTTTTCCGTCTTCGGACCATAACCAGATAACATCAAAATTCTTTGTTAGCTGATATTGCTCTTTTGTTTTTGGATTACCTGACTTAATGTTCTTTAAATGCTGCATTACTTACACCTGCGCAACGTTATACCATGTGCCATTGATGTATTTTTGTATCGGCCTGAAGATGGCCTCATCATCGCCATCTACTTCACCAATGATTCTTAATCCGGTAATCGTGTGTCCGGCTTTTTCATAACGACCACCTCGCGCCATCAATTGAACAACTCGCGTACCCAGGCGAACATCTTTCACATAGCGGGAATCAAAATTCCCCCAGTTGCTGGGTTGCATCTGACCGTTAACAGCAAATATTACCGAGTTATCTGTATTTCGCTGGCTATAGAAATGCCATCCGGACTCATCGCCTAACTCTGCAACCACTGGACGGTTGGAAGCACCCCATAAATTAAAGGTAATATTCTTCGTGGATGTGTTAGAGCTGGATAGCGAGAACTTTTTACTATCCCCTGCCTGAATATTTTTAAAAGCAATAGCCACTCCATTCTGAAAACGGAATACACGCTGACTGTTAGCATAAACATCAAGAATACCGTCTCCATTCTGTTTAAATCCGGTATCATTATCACCAAGGACAATAGAGCTACCACCTAGTGCATTCGTCGTACCAACTCCAAGACAGCCATTAATGACGGCATTAACAAGAATATTTAGTGCATCCCATTTCAGCGTCATCAGGTCTTTTGTTGTGGTACTCTGGCGGCTTCTCCATTTGAAATATTCATTGCCGTTATCCCCCGTTTCAAACCACATGTATGAATCAGCGTCACCATCGGCATCATTTTTAAATCCAATCTTCGCCCAGTCAGTATTTCGAATCCAGGCAAGGATTGAGTCGTTTTCAAAAGTAATCCCGCCGGACAAGGTATCGCCATTCTTTTGCACCGCGTTCCTGGCCCTGTTTACCGTTTCCTGCAAACCGAGGTATTCGATAACGGCAGCAATGGTCGCTTTAGCCAGAATATCCCGCCCGACTTTTGTCAGGGTTGCCAAACTGGCAACATCATTCCCCGTAAAATACGGAAAGCTGTCTGCCGCAGTAGCAAGCCCCGCCAGCGCCGTCAGAGTGGCATCTTTCGGTTGCTTACCCGCAAGCGCATTAGTCATGGAGGTAGCAAAATTCGGGTCTCGGCCAGCGGTGCAGTCAGTTCGACACGCTGCACGCCTTCCACATGCAAAGCGGCATAAATGGCAGACAGACGGATGTCGCGCCCCAGCCGGTGCTGTGCCGTGATGTACGCTTCCAGTTTTTTCACGGCAGCAGCGCGTATGGGTTCGCTTTCGGGACCAGGGTAAAGGTAAAGCGTGGCGTTTATCTGGTATTCAACGATGGCGGCAGACTGCACGGTCACGCGGTCGGCCACCGGCCTGACGTCCTCGCCATTAAGGGCGTTACGCACCACCGCCAGCAGGTCTTCGGATGCGACACCGTTATTTTCACGTGACAGCACAGAGATGGTGACGCAGGCCGGAGACGGACTGGTTACAGAAATATCCGCGACACGCCCGTCGGCACTGCGACCATGATACTGATAGGCCCCCACCGACCCGGCGACGCTTAAACCTTCAAACGCCTGCTGAATACGCAGACGATAATCCGTGTCAGATTCCATCACTGCCGGTGTCGGCGGGATGGTCGAATCATCTTCCAGGGTGATAATCAGGCGCGTGGTGTTGTAATTGGCACCAATCACATCAAGGTCATTACCGGCAGCACAGGCCAGCATCACCGCCCGTGCGGCCTCATTCACACGCTGACGCCAGATAAGCTCACGATAAGCATTTTCCTCCAGCAGTTTGACGAGAGGCTCAGATTCCAGCGTCAGGGTACGGGCGACCGCCTCCTGCTGGTCTTCCGGGTAAAGGGAAATCAGTGTCGCCTTGCGTTCGGCAAGAATGGTTTCAAAGTCCAGCTCCTCAACCACATCCGGTGCGGGTAGCTGGTTCAGGTCGATAATCGGCATGGTTTCAACTCACAGGAATGGTTAACGAAAGTGGCTGGCCGGTGTCGTTGTGCTGGCCGGTTAACGTGACCGTCATTCGCCCGTCAAAACTGCGCTCAGTGGTGACGGATGACAGGGTGACGCGGGGTTCCCATTTCAGCACCGCCATGTAACAGGCGACCTTAATCTGCAACTCAAGCGCCGGGGTCTGCGGCTGGTCAATCATTGACGCCAGCAACGAGCCGTAATCACGACGCATCACCCGCGAGCCGACCGGTGTGCGCAGGATATCGCCGATACTCTGGCTGATATGCTCAAGGTCAGTGACAGTCAGGCCATCACTGCGATTCATTCCGAGATAACGCGCAGTCATAGAGGTCCCCCTGTTGTGCCGCCGCTGTCGCCGGGGTGTTTATGGGTATGAAGTACCTTACCGTTTGATGAGAGTTCACCGCCGGTGTGTTCAATGTTGCCGCGCATCGTCCCGCCCTTCTGCACTTCCAGCGTGCCGGTAATCAGCCTGTTGGTGCAGACCACCTCCGGTGTGTCCAGGGTGACGCGGGTTGATGCTTTCACCATGACCACCGGCACCGTGGCGGTAACAGAATCAGAAGCCGTCACGCTGGCCGTTTTAATTCCGCTTACCGTAAGTGCACTGGTTTCGGGTTCATACTCAATCATCGCTGCCGAGACCCGCATCATGTGGCGCTGTGCGGGACTCGTCATCGGTTACGCTCCCGGCTCTGCGGTCGCTTTAGCCGGTGTGGAGAAATCACCGACCTTAATTTTTTCCACCAGACAACCGGCGGCGTAGTCCTCCACCACGTAATCAATGTTCATTGACTCGTAGTTCTCCACGCGATCGAGTTTCGGGTTTTCCTCAATCACGCGGCGATGGCTGTCATCCATGTAGTAGATGGACAGGTTTTCCAGCTTCGTGATGAGCATCGCATCAGCCGGGAAGTACGGGACGCGTACCGCTGGCAGGTTGCCGATGCGTTTCTGGCTGATGATGACGTCAGCGGCCAGCATTTCGCTGTTGTCCTGCTCCTTGTTGACGATGGGAAAATACTTGTCCGCCAGTAGCTGACGTCCCACAATCACCACAAGGTCAGGGTCTTCCTGATACCACGGCTCAATCAGGTTGTTGGTCGCATCCATCACCAGTGCATCAAGGCTGGCATAATCACCGCCCTTATCCGTTCTGGTCGGGTGAACTGTTCAACCGGGGACGCGCCAGCGCCGCCGAACGCGTGGAAATCGACGTCAGTCATAACGCCCTTGCCGGTGGGCTTCTCTGTGCGGACGGCCAGTGGCGGCAGATTGTCACCATTGAGGACGCCCTGAAAGGTGGCTGCACGCTGTTCGACATTGAGCAGCTTAAACGCGAAAACAGCGCCGACGATTTTAAAAACCTGTTCATGTGTGAATTTGTTGACGACAAGGCGTCGGTATTTCCCAGCAGGATTTCAGCCGCTTTGTGCTGGATTTTCTGGTGTTCGGCAATGCGTTTCTGGAAAAGCGTTACAGCACCACCGGTAAGGTCATCAGACTGGAAACCTCACCGGCAAAATATACCCGCCGTGGCGTGGAAGAGGATGTTTACTGGTGGGTGCCGTCCTTCAACGAGCCGACACCTTTCGCGCCCGGCTCCGTGTTTCACCTGCTGGAGCCGGATATTAATCAGGAGCTGTACGGCCTGCCGGAATATCTCAGCGCCCTTAACTCTGCCTGGCTGAATGAGTCGGCCACTCTGTTCCGCCGCAAGTATTACGAAAACGGCGCACATGCCGGATACATCATGTACGTCACGGATGCCGTGCAGGATCGCAACGATATCGAAATGCTTCGCGAAAACATGGTGAAGTCGAAAGGCCGCAACAACTTTAAAAACCTGTTTCTCTATGCCCCGCAGGGAAAAGCCGACGGCATTAAAATTATCCCGCTCAGTGAAGTGGCGACGAAGGACGATTTTTTTAATATCAAAAAAGCCAGTGCCGCAGACCTGCTGGACGCGCACCGCATCCCCTTTCAGTTGATGGGCGGCAAGCCGGAGAACGTCGGGTCGCTGGGCGATATTGAGAAAGTAGCAAAGGTCTTTGTCCGCAATGAGCTTATCCCGTTACAGGACAGGATCCGCGAGATAAACGGCTGGCTCGGTCAGGAGGTCATCCGATTTAAAAACTACTCACTGGACACTGACAACGGCTGAACATCGCCGCCTGCGGGCGGCTTTTTTACACCCCGTCATCACGCCCTCACACGTTCGCCACTGTACAAAACACCCCGCAGACACACCAACGCCCCGGCAGGCCGACTAAACGCCATCACGACGCGCTCAGACGCTGAAAAAATAAAATCAGCACCACCGCCAGCGCGCAGTGCTTTCCCCGCCTCGCCCGCCCGCTTCATGGGGCGGTTTTAATGCAGTTACATAGATACTATGGATCCGCACCAGTCCTGACCGCACGCAGCCTGAACGGACATCCCCGACGCATGCAAAAACATTCACTTGTTGCATGCAACGGCTTATTTAATGACAAATCAACTTAAATTTACAAAATCCACAGGTATGGATACTTTGCGAACATGATAGGCTTACGAGAATTATCGTGCCTGTTTTTGAACGGAGAAAGTTATGCAAGGTGAAGTTGACGAACAGCAACCAAATGAGATTATTTCGGAGTTTGGATACTATCCAGTAGAAGTTAACATTGAGACTGAACAATTTTCTTTGCGTACTTTACCCGGTCTTATTGAGAAAGTGGAACGTATTAACAATGATAAAAACGTTGTTAATGGTTGGATATACCCTGGGAATCGAAAGGTATATAACCTTAATGGTGACACATGCACAATGCCTTATAGTTACCGAGTATTCGGCATGCCCAAAACGCACACACTAAAATTAAAAAACACATCCTCGTTAGAAACTCTCAACTTTGTTGTGTGGTGCCTCTCTTTTTTCAAGGGTATAAGATTGACAACCACTGACGCTGGTTTTCTTGATGCAACCACTATCAAGCCCACTAAGTTAACCGACTTTATTCTCGTTGGATGCTCTGAAAAAGAAGTAATAGAGCTAGCACTTAACTATATAAAAGACAAACAAAAAGATGATCGCTCCATTAAAAGAATAGCTGCGGTGATACACTCCCTATTCCTGTCACATAACCCACTATACCTTTCCTTTGAGAAATTCCAGTATCTTTATATGGCTCTTGATTGCTGTTTTGCTATAGCATGGGATGAAAGGGATAAAGTCATTAAAGAGAAAAAACCATCTCATCAAAATAGAGTATATTGGACGTGCGAAAATTACGGTGTAAAAATCCCGTCATGGGCAACAGATGAATGTAATGTTTCAGTTATACGCAATGATAATTTTCATGAAGCCATTTTTAATGGGCAACCGCTTGGTTTCTCTAGTATCAATGATTGTCAATATGGTAGCGATATATTGCTACAAATGCAGGCTCTGGTATGTCGTCTACTAGCGGCAATACTCTCTGTAAATGATCGTAAATATATCGCATCTACAATCAGCTCGATAGAGTACCATTCATTAAAATTAACTTAATGCTAACGCCTCACTTCGCTCGTTGTTCAACCCCGCCAGCCTGAAAACAAGTTTCACGACTGGCGGCGTTCTCTATCGTCTGCGTGGTGGTGGCGCAACTCTGGACTGACCGATATAGTTAAACCGCCCGTAATTATCCCGGACTATTTCGGCACACCCGACCAGCTCGTCAGGCGTCAGATTTTCGTTGACCATAATCTGCTGTAAACGGTGAACAATGGCCATCAACCTGACACTTTTGGTGTTATATGTGGTATCTCACATGAGATTACTGACCAAGGTGCATCTTGGTTGACTCATTTCATATCCATCCACACCACTACATCTTTATTGCATATTTATTAAAAGACGCCCAGTTCAATAAAAAAACATTATTCATATACCATTCAATATGATTTTTATTTTTAGATTGACTGTCAAGTAGCACACAAACATCAACCTGTTTATCAATCAATTTTGCAATATAAACCACAAACTCAACACTCGAATATCTCTTTGTGCCTAGCAAATATAATATTTCATCTGACAAATAATTAGACTCATGTGAAAAGACATTATCATTTAACAAAATCAACCCGCCAATCGAGTCATTTAAATCCAAAACATCCTTTGTTGCATTTATTTGCTTATTAGCTTCCTTAACTATCTTTGTTTTAATATTTTCATAAGCAAAGTTCATTATATCATTTCTAAATCGCTTTGAGTCTGGGTGTCTTTTTATCAACTCTTCTAAATGAATAGCACCATGCCAGTTTTTTGCAAGCCAACTATCAGTTTTAACCAACTCATTCAGTTTATCATTGACATTCTTGACCCTGTCAGAAAAAAGACTTTTCATCTCCAAAATTATCTTTTTATTATCAATAAGATAATCTGCCATCTTGCGATTCTGACCATCCTTCATCCGGAACTTATGATGAATATCATCAATAGAAATCCCTTTTTCATGCTCAACAATGAATCTCTTAACATTGTTTTCTAATTCGCTGTATTGTTTCATACTTTCCCCCGTGAATTTTATTATGATTCACTTACGTGGACGACACAGCATACCACTTTTACTCTCTGCTATTTCCAGTAAATCAATGGAGAATGACTCCTCGTGCAAAACTCCTTCTTTATCATGCCAAATACATTTCGCATGAGTTTCAGTAGAGTCAGATACAGTCATTTTAAATCCACCGCTTTTCAAACAAACAACATCTGCAGGCTTTAACATTTTTGTCTCCAACATTTTTAAGTAATGCATTATAACATAATGATATTGACGTAGATTTAATGCATGCAACCATATAAAAAACAATCAATTACAGTCAAAACTACTTATACTGTATAGATGAGATCCTTACTCAAATTGATGCCAGAATCCCGACCACTCATCAGCGACCGGATACGTGAATTTTTTCCCGTCATAATTTACGGTCGCGCCACGCGCCAGCGCCTCAAGCTCCCATCGCTGCGGCCTGATACCGTTCTGAGCAAGGTCAACGCGGATACGGGTGATTTGCAATCGTTCAGACCGGGTCAGTCTGGCCGATGGCGCTATTTCATGTGGTTTTAACGGGCTTCCGTTTCTTTGCTGACGATTTGGTGTTTTCAGGCCGTGTTTTAATGCACCCCTGAGCGTCCTCACGACCTCCGGGTCATTCCATTCGATAACACCGTCATCAACCAGATTTAGCACTGCTGCGGCGTGTTCAGAAGGTGTGGGAGCCGGTAACGAAGTATCACCACCGGTGAGCTTTCCACAGTTATTGACAGGACTCCGAGGCGCGGCGATGCCGCTTTTTAACGTCAAAGGCTCAACGACCGGCACTTTCGGCACAATGCGCCAGTCCGTCGTTCTGGTGATATGAATATGACGCGCGCCGAGATGCGGCGCGTAAATGCCGACCACTCTCTCGACCTCTTCCTCGTACTCGTTAACGTCATCCGACGGGCTACGGGCAACCCTGACAGTCTGACAATCGCGCGGAACATTTGCCCCACCCTGCGCGCTGATATACAACGCAAAATCACCACTGTCTGCGGCAGCGCGTGCAGCCTCGACGCGTTCGTCAAACTCATCAGCAATGCTGACGCCGCGAGGCAATTTGCGTAGTTCACGGTAAGCCCCCATTGTCGGCAGACCAACCGTTTTAAATTGCGGAATGCGCCACGTTGACGCCCATGCGGTAACAGCAGCAGCTGTGTCTTTCAGCGGCCTGCCGGTATCATTATCGAGCTGACCATCCAGTGCATAGCCGTCGATGTTTTTTGAGATGTATTTCGCGATATATCCCGCAGCACCGCCCCGGTTAAGATGTTTTGTTGTTCCTGAATAAAATCTACGTTGTCCGGCATTATCAGCTCCTTTTATCGTTCAGTTTCTTAAATTCATCAGCGCAATAGCTGGCGATTTCTGTCATTAATTTCGTCAGTTCATCCACGGAGGAGATTTGCTTGTGGAATACAGCGCGTTTAACAAGTAAATTGACCACCTCAGACAGGAGGTTTAATTCATTCTGATAAATCGCGATAACAGATTCAGTTATGTCGCGTTTTTCTTTATCAAGACAAAGTTGAATAAGAGACAAATCACCATTTTCCATAACGGCGATTTTTAAGGCGTTATTCAGTAATACAACTGAATGAGAACAGGACATCAAAGTACCTCCCCGCGAGACAATCCGATATTGTGAAATTTTTCCGACTCCTGACTGAGCAGCTCGACTATCTCCACGCGGGATAACTCCGCCTTTGTGATGTGGCGAATCATGGCGTCAAGATGAGAAGAAAAGCGCGTCGCAGCGTCGGCCTGTGCTTCGGTTCTGGCCTGTTGCAGCAGTAATGCGTATTTACCGCACTGATTTTCAGAAACTGTATGCATGACTTTCTCCAGGCAAAAAGAAGCCCCGCACGATTAAGTGCGTTAAAAACTCTGGTTAATTACTTAATGCAGATATTGCTCTGGTTTTACCGACGTCAGAATTGTCGGTGCATACTCAAACAGGCTGAATAATTCACGTAATGCACGGAATAAAGCATCACGCCAGTAACATGATTCTTCATTAATTCGCCAGTATGGCTGGTTGAATTCTTTTTCAGTCAATCCGGCATGCATAAATAAAGTACGACGCTGACTGACTGTTAAAAAACTAATATATGCATACTCACTTGCGCCAACCTGACGGCGTTTTGAGAATGCCCCACGCAATTCATCAATTGCACATACCAGTCGTTCACGTTCGACGTCGTTCATTTCTTCAAAACACATCGTTGCGTGACGCTGTTTTAACTGAGCATGGAAGCAAACCGTTAACCGTTCGCGCTCCATCATCTGATTATAATAATCACATGTATCCTGCCAGCGAGGAACGGCAAGATGCTTACCAATTATCCGGCGCATAGCTGCTGGCTGTTTTTCAACGAGATTGAGCGTCATCACTGTCATTTCCATACCCTCCGGCTTTTCAGAAAGGTCAGAGCCTTTTTTAACGGACTCTGTTTTTTGGTGCGGATAATGATTCCCTTACGCCCCTTACCGTGGGTGATGGTGAAGTCAATCGCCCTGGGGCTTTCGTTACGCAGTAACTGAGCAATACAACGAGGCTCATTCATACGGTTCTCCTTAACGTGGTTCACCGAGACCTAACCACATCAACCAGCCGTCACGAATCTCTTTAGGGCGGCTTTCATAAGCCAGTTTTAGTCCGTTATTCCATGCCGGAAGGTATACCCAATATTCACCTGCACGACCTGAAGCTGATTGTGGATCGGTCATATCAATTACAGGCAGCTTTCCTTTATCGATCATCCGACGAACCGCTCCTGTCGATTTTCCTATTAGTTTTGCGAACTCCTGATAAGGAATCGCATCAGTCATGAGTGTTACTTGCTTGCTCATGTCGTCCTCTAGCCCTCATGAATTGCGTTTAATGTCTTATAATGCCTTTTAGTGCCCACATCCAAGCACTAAACAATCTACATCTAAACTAAATACTATTGAGATCTAAACACCATGTCAAACACGATAAGCGAGAAGATAGTCTTAATGCGAAAATCAGAGTATTTGAGCAGACAACAACTTGCTGATTTAACAGGGGTTCCGTATGGCACGCTGAGTTACTATGAAAGTGGTCGTTCAACACCTCCAACAGATGTCATGATGAACATCCTGCAGACCCCACAATTCACCAAATACACTTTATGGTTCATGACCAATCAGATCGCTCCTGAGTCCGGGCAAATTGCGCCCGCTCTCGCACACTTTGGGCAAAACGAAACAACGTCGCCCCACTCCGGTCAAAAGACTGGTTAACAATTCATCGTGAATATATTCATCACAAGTGCCTACTATTGGTGGCTAAATTTCAGCCACCACGAAAAAAGCGATTAGTAGTCGCAAAAAAACACACCACTCGGAGGGTTTTCTGATGGCAATCAAAAAACTCGATGATGGTCGATATGAAGTGGACATCCGCCCTACTGGACGTAATGGAAAACGCATCCGTAGGAAGTTTGATAAGAAAAGCGAAGCTGTCGCTTTCGAGAAATACACGTTGTACAACCACCACAATAAAGAATGGCTATCAAAACCAACAGACAAGCGACGTCTGTCGGAGCTGACACAGATCTGGTGGGATTTAAAGGGTAAACACGAAGAGCATGGGAAATCTAATCTTGGAAAAATTGAAATCTTCACAAAAATAACGAATGACCCATGCGCATTTCAAATTACGAAATCGCTTATCAGCCAGTACTGCGCCACCCGAAGAAGTCAGGGTATTAAACCTTCGAGTATCAATCGTGATTTAACATGTATTAGCGGCATGTTTACAGCCCTGATTGAAGCGGAGTTATTCTTTGGTGAGCACCCTATCAGAGGGACAAAAAGGCTTAAGGAGGAAAAACCAGACACAGGCTATCTCACGCAGGAAGAAATTGCCTTACTGCTTGCTGCTCTTGACGGCGACAACAAAAAGATTGCGATTCTTTGCCTGAGTACTGGAGCACGTTGGGGAGAAGCAGCTCGTTTGAAAGCAGAAAATATCATCCATAACCGCGTCACGTTTGTTAAAACGAAAACAAACAAACCACGCACCGTCCCGATCTCAGAGGCTGTTGCCAAAATGATCGCGGATAACAAACGAGGTTTTTTATTCCCTGATGCTGATTACCCTCGCTTCAGACGAACAATGAAAGCAATAAAACCGGATTTGCCAATGGGGCAAGCCACACATGCACTAAGGCACAGCTTTGCCACTCATTTCATGATTAATGGAGGAAGTATTATCACGCTACAACGGATACTAGGTCACACGCGGATTGAGCAAACTATGGTTTACGCTCATTTTGCGCCAGAGTACCTTCAGGACGCCATTTCTCTTAATCCGCTAAGAGGTGGTACTGAGGCCGAGAGTGTCCACACAGTGTCCACAGTAGAGTAACGTTTAAGGGCTTTCAGTGGTAATTTATGCCGCTCAAACCCGCATTGTACCGTTGAAAGCCCCTACTGGTGACACCCTAAATCTCCCTTACACGGGCTTATTTTTTTATGCATAAGCCCTATCTCTGGTAACCGTCTTCCATTGACCACATCGATAGAATCCTCCTTCATAGCACGATGCCTTTCACTTATCGGCATCGTGCTCCCACAGGTTCCGGCTACGCACAGCCAGAACGCGCATATTTGACGCTTACCAAAAAATATTCTCACTCTCCACATTTGAATGTCAGACGAGCGACACCATGTAATCCTACACCTTCTGTCTTCAGCTCAACTATTTGCATTTTTTTGCCCTGAGTAACACAGAAATGAGTTGCATCATTTTTTACTATATTTTCTGCACCAGATATTCTACCCCTGGCTAAAGAAGCTTCGGCTTCGGTGTAGTATTGGTTATCGAGTTTACGCTGAATATTACTTTTATATGCAAGACCAAATTTACCGATACTTGTCTCATCATTATGCACAGCACAACCAGACATAATAAAAATACTAATTAATGATATAGCAGCTATCTTTTTCAT